TGCATTACAGGCAGAGACAATTACATTAGCTACCCTCAAGTCTACAGTCGCAGCGTCCGCAGACTTTGCTGACTTCCAGACTAGAATCGCTGCTCTATAAGTAAATGGCAAAACCCAACACCAAAGCTGAATTAAAAGAATATGCTTTACGCAGGTTAGGTAAACCTGTACTAGAGATCAACGTCTCTGATGATCAATGCGATGACGCTATTGATTATACATTACAGAAGTTTCAACAGTTTCATTACGATGGTGCTGAAAGAGTCTACCTAAAGCATAAGATAACTCAGGCAGATATTGATAGGGCTGCTGTTGCTCAGGATACTATAACTACATCATCTGCTGGTAATTCAGAGTGGGCTGAAAGGAATGCTTACATAGAGATACCTCAACATATATTATCTGTTGAAGGACTATTCTCTTTCACTGATAAGGGTACTGCAAACATGTTTGATATTAGATATCAGATGCGTTTGAATGACTTGTATGATTTTACATCTACACAGTTCTACCATTACTATATGATTCAGCAGCATTTGGGTACAATTGATTTCTTATTGGAAGGTTTAAAACCTACTCGTTATGTTGCTACTCAAGATAGATTATATCTTGATATGGATTGGACAACTGATGTTGTCATCGACCAGTATCTTCTCATTAAAGCATGGAGAGCATTAGATCCTACTACATGGACAGAGATCTATGATAACATGTGGGTAAAGGACTATACTGCTGCTAAGATTAAGAAGCAGTGGGGTCAGAATATGACCAAATTCCAAAACGTTCAGATGCCAGGTGGTGTCACGTTAAATGGAGAGATGATATACAATGATGCAGTTCAGGAACTTAAAGATCTTGAAGAGCAACTCAGGTCAGAATGGGAAACTCCACCACTTGATATGATAGGATAATGGCTACTAACACTTTCTTTACTCAAGGCACTACAGGTGAGCAAGATTTAACACAGAGTCTTGTTAACGAGCAGATTAAGATGTTCGGTAGAGATGTATACTATATCCCTAGGACTTTAGTAAAACAAGATACGGTCTTCGGTGAAGATACGATGTCAAAGTTTGAGGGTGCGTATTTAATAGAAGCTTTTATTGAAGACAACTCAGGATTCAGAGGAGATGGTGACATGTTCACCAAGTTTGGTGTACAGATTGCTGACCAAGCAACCTTTGTTATATCAAGGACTCGTTTCACTGAGGCAGTTGACGATAATGCAACACTAATCGTGGAGGGTAGACCAAATGAAGGCGATCTCGTATACTTCCCTATGGCAAATAAGATCTTTGAGATCCAGTTTGTCGAGTATGAAGTACCATTTTTCACATTGGGTAAGCAGTATACTTGGGGATTACGATGTGAACTCTTCCAGTACAGCGACGAAGACATCGACACTGGAATCACAGAGGTTGATGCAATTGAGGTCAACTATGCCAATGCAATAAGTGTTAACGTTGCTGAAGGTGGTAGTGGAGACTTTGTTGCTGAAGAGATTGTTACAGGTGGTAACTCTAATGTAACTGCTACAGTTAAGTCTTGGAATAGTGCCACACGTCAGTTGGTAGTGTATAATAGGTCTGGTATTTTTGCTATACCAGAGACACTAACAGGTAATACATCTAGTGCTGCTTGGACAAGTGCTACATATAATACCATAAATAATCAAAATGATGATAGTAGTCAAGCCAACTGGGTAATTGAAACTCAGTCTGATGCTATCATTGATTTCACTGAAACTAATCCCTTCGGTGAGTTTGGAAATAAAGGAAGTAGTATCTAATGTTAGGCACGTATTCATATCACGAAATTATCAAGAAGACAGTAGTCGGTTTTGGTACACTGTTCAATAATATTGAATTGCGTCGTGTGGCTTCGGGAAAGACAGAGGTGATGAAAGTACCTCTGGCATATGGTCCTCGTCAGAAATTCTTACAGAGGTTGAATCAAGTAGGTCTTAATAAGACTTCCACTCAGATCACCCTTCCTAGGATATCCTTTGAGATACAGGGGTTTAGTTACGATGCAACTAGAAAAGTATCTCCTACTCAATACATCAGAAACACACAACCTGATGGTAAAGAGTTTAAATCTTTCATGCCAATACCATATAATTTGAATTTTGAGTTGGCAATCATGGCAAAGAATCAAGACGATGGTCTTCAGATTCTTGAGCAAATCCTTCCATTCTTTCAACCTAGTTTCAGTATCACATTGAATCTAGTAGATACATTGGATGAGAAGAGAGACTATCCTGTTACATTAACTTCCATTGATTACGAAGATGTGTATGAAGGTGACTACGATACTCGTAGGACATTGGTGTATACATTGCAATTTGTTGCTAAGACTTACCTATACGGTCCTGTCCAAGATAAGTCTGGTGAGGTTATTAAGAAGGCAATTCTTGACTACTCTACTAAGACTGAGTTAGCACCTAATGCACCACGTGAAGTGAGATATCAGGTAACACCTGATCCAGAAACTGCTGATGCAGATGACAACTTTGGATTTAATGAATTAACTAGTGAATATGTCGATTCTAAACAATGGAACCCAACTACAGGACAAGATGAAGAAGTTTGATGGGATCGAAGAAGCTTTGGACGTGGAGACATCTATCGTTCCTAAAAAGGAGCCTAAGGTGGAGATTGTACCAGCGACGACTTCGGAGCAACTCAAAAAAGACTATGACTACACGAGGGGTAACCTCTACTCGCTTATTGAAAAGGGTCAGGAAGCGGTGGACGGTATCCTCGAAGTGGCTCAGAGCAGTGATCAACCAAGGGCGTATGAAGTAGCAGGGCAACTTATTAAACACGTTGCTGATGTTGCTGATAAGTTAGGTGATCTTCATAAAAAAGTTAATGAGATAGAGAATCCGAAAGGATCTTCATCTGATAAACAAGTCACCAACAACACCATGTTTGTTGGTAGCACAGCAGAACTTGCTAAATTCCTAAAACAAAAGCAAGATAAATAATCTAGTAAAGGTATTCTTTAAAAATGTCAGTATTAAATGTTATTGATACGCAAACAGTAAGTGGTTCGGGTACTGCCTACATCACAGTTAAATCTGGTGTATTGCGTGTCCTTGCAACTTCAGCGTCTTCAATACAAGTCAATGCTGGACCTGCAATTACTCTCGCTGCTGGTGTCCCTGAGTTGATCTCATGTGGTAAACCTGCAAACGCAAGAATTGCATCTGCAACTGGTGCTAATCCTCAAGTTATCACTGTAGAAAGTGGTGGTACTCCTGCACATAAGTTTGTGACTGGAGACTATATCTCTACTCAGAATGGTGGTGACACCAACTACGCAGCTGCATTTGTATCTGCCGTAGGTAGTGGTAAGGCAGTTGCTTCAACAACTGATGGTACCATTACTACCAACATAGATTCATCTAGTGCAGGTGGAAACTATAGTAATGCTGATGCACAACTAATCCTAGGTCAAACTCCTCTAGTTAATAGAGCAGTTAAACTGACTGCTGGTAGTGCTGATGTAATTGTAGAGCAAGTCCAAGTTGTTGGAGGTTAACGTGATTAACGAGGAAGGTTATGATCATTGGAGAGATAAACAGTTAGAAAGGGGTCACGATCATAGATCTGATGAGACTAAGAACAAGTCTTATACTAGAAGTGGTAAGCAACCCAAGGGTAAAACTGTTTACCAAAAGCAAGCAGAGAAGGAGCACGGTAAAGGTGTTACTGCTCTTGACATTGTAAAGAAAAACATTGAAAAGAAACATGGCAAAGGAGCAATTATGAGTACAAAAAAAGAAGAAGTGCTCCACGAGCTTTCCTCGGATACACTTCAAAAAGCATCTAAGGCTGCTGATGTAGACCGTGGTAAGAAAGCGGTTGCTGGCGACAAGGAAGGTGCTAAGAAGAGAGTTAAGCAAGCATCTCGTTTCTATAAAGCTGCTTCTGCAAAACGTAAGGAAGAAGCAAAGGAAGAGTATACTGTTACCAATGCTGACAAGAAAGGTAACACTCCTGCATGGAAAGGATACAAGTCAGGTAAGAAGAATGCCAAGACAGGCAAACCTCTATACAAAGCTGCTGACCATGTGAAGGAAGGTCATTGGGAATACCATGAGCCAGAAGGACTCAAGAGATTCTCTGATTTCATACAAGAGGGTAACCCTACCACTCGTATGATGGGTAAGTCTAAGACACAAACCACTGGAAACATTAGTGCAGA